GAGAGTGTTCAGGTAATTATTATAAATTATTTTTTTTGTATATGTCAGTTCTTGCAGAGTTTACACATCGTTATGGAAAAGTTCATGGTGCATCTAAACCTTCTTTTTGGTTACAGAAAGCTCCTAATAATATTATTATCGGTGATGAAACTGAACTACCACAATGTATGCCAGATGATTGTAAAACAGAAAATGTTATAGAGGCATATCATAATTATTATAGAGAATATAAAAAAGATTTTGCTACATGGAAAAATAGAGAGACACCTTCTTGGTATGATACCAATCAATAGACAAACAGAAAAACTTGTAGTGTTAAACTATCCATTTGAAGGTGGTGGTAAATTTATTAGTCTTGTGTTAGCGTTACACCCTAAATTTGTACATCAAGACACAGTATTGGCAAGTTTAAAAATGAAATATGATTATGATCAATTATGGAGTTTTAGATACAGTTTAGAATGCATAGAACAAAACAAACCAGAAGTTGATAAACATTTTGAATTTGGATGTTTTCGATTAGCAGGGTTTCATAATGATCATGGTCAAATGGAAAAAGATGATGAATTAGCAAATAATGTTTTTAGAACATTATGTCATAATGATACACATTATTTTCCTATGGTAAATCAAAATAAGGAAAATGCATATTACAAATATGTAAATGCAAAACATTTGATGTATCAAAACTGTGATTGGATTTTAGAGGGAAGAACTAATTCAAGTAAAATAAGACCTGAATATAAAGTTGATGATGATAGGAATAATACTCATGATTTTGATATGGAAAGTATTACAAGTTTTACACATTTTTATGATGAGATACATAAAACATTACTTTGGTTAGGTTTAGATGACGTAGAGGAAGAATATGTTGATACATTAAGAAAAAAATGGATTGAGACATATAGGATAGGATTTTGATATCAGTTAATTATTCATATTATAATAATTTAGAAACATTTAAATTAGTGAGAGATCATTATCTTAATTGTTCTAATTATAACGATTACAAGTTTCGTATTGTTGATGACGGTTCACAACACAAACCATTACCAGAAAATGAAGTGCCAGGTGAATGGGATCACTATGTTGTTGAAAATGATATTGGTTGGAACAATGAAGGATGTAAAAATTTATTAATGCAAGAAACAGATACAGAGTGGAATGTGTGTTTAGATCTTGATAGAGTCATGTCACCAATGTTAATGAAACAATTACCAGAGTATATAAAGACAGCAAAAAAAGATAGATTGCATAGATTTTGTCGTGTTCCAAATTCAAATCCGATATCACCAAATGATTTCTTAGTCAATTATGCTTACTTTTGGAGTAAAAATGGATATGCTGAGTCATACTTCTCAGATGCAAATGGAAGAATATATTGGGGAGGTGCTGATTGGACTTTCGTAGGACAGTGTAAAAGTGAAATACTATTATCTTTTGCACCACTATATACTATACATAAACAAATAGAAGAACCACCAATAGATAAAAGTCTTGAGTGGAAAAAACTAAATTTAAAACCATATGATAATGGTAAGAGAGTAAACTTTGAATGGAAAAAATTAAATGCCAACTTATATAATTAGAAACAAAGATACCGATGAACAGTTTGAAGAATTTTGTACATGGTCAGAGTTACAAGATTTGCTTTCAAAAAATCCTAAATATGAACAGATGCCAACGGCAGCTGCTTTAGTGGGTGATCATCTAATGGGTGTGGGGCCAAAGATTGATAATGGATTTAAAGATAATTTGACAAGAATAGCAGATGCACACCCAGATTCTGCACTTGCTGAAAGATATGGTTCAAAAGATCATAAAAGAATTAAGACTAAACAAGTTTTAAAAAAACATGGATTAATGTAGGAGATATCATGAAACAAAAAATTATAGACGCACTGAAAAGACATGCAGAAGGTCAGATAGAAAAACATAGACTAAATGTTAGTATATACTTAGATAAGGCTGTCGGTGTTGGCGAACACACAGACATACTTGAAAGTATAGAAAAAGAATTAAACTCAATCGGAAAATACGATGAGCAAATAGAGGTATTGAACAAATACTTTTCAGAACCTGTAAACATCGTTGAAGAAAAAATAAAGAATGATGACGGTGGATGGTAGAAGAAAATAAAATAGAAAAGTCTTTTGACGAGTATTGGGCTGAAGAGGAAAAAGTTATGAAGGCGAGTTATGAAGTATCTAAACTTTGGAGAGAGATGAGACTTAATAAATCACCTGCAAAAGAACTTGTTGATAGATGCGAAGGTAGAATAAAAGATGGCGAAGAAGAATAACGATTTAAATTTAAAAGATATGTTATCACTGAAACCAATAGGTGATAATCAAAAGGTTGTTTTTGATACTTGGGATAAAGGTAAAAATCAATTTGTTTTTGGTGCTGCCGGAACAGGTAAAACATTTATACTTTTATATAAAGCATTACAAGATGTATTAAATCCTAATACAGAGTATGATAGAGTAATAATTGTAAGGTCTCTAATTCCTACTAGAGAGATCGGTTTCTTACCTGGTGATGAAGAAGATAAGTCAGCATTATATCAAATTAATTATATGAATATGGTTCGTTTTATGTTTCAACAACCAAATGAACAAGCATTTTTAATGTTATTTGATAGACTAAAACAACAAGGAACATTACATTTTATGTCAACATCATTTTTACGAGGTTTGACATTTGATAACTCTATAATAATTGTAGATGAGTGTCAGAATCTAAACTTTCATGAATTAGATACAATCATTACAAGAGTCGGACAAAATTCAAAGATATCATTTGCCGGTGATTTCTTTCAAACAGATTTAACAAAGTCAGCAGAAAAAAATGGATTACAAGATTTTGTTAGAATATTAGATAATATGCCATCTTTCAATGTTACTGAATTTAACATTGGTGATATAGTAAGAAGTGGTTTTGTAAAAGAGTATTTAATAGAAAAAACAAAATTAGGATTTGGAGTCGATAATGAGCAATTTTAATAAATGTCTAGAGATAGTTTTACATCATGAGGGTGGATATGTAAATCATCCAAAAGACCCTGGTGGAATGACAAATATGGGTGTAACAAAAAGAGTTTACGAAGAATGGGTTGGATATTCTGTATCAGAAAATACAATGCAAAATTTAAAAGAAGAGGATGTCGCACCAATCTATAAAAAAAATTATTGGGATCGTGTTAAAGGAGACCAATTACCAAATGGTTTAGATCTAGTGGTATTTGACTTTGGTGTTAACGCAGGCACAGGTAGGGCTGCAAAGTATTTACAAGCAATGATAGGCACAGTTGCCGATGGTGGTATAGGTCCTAATACACTTGCAAAATTAGATGAGTTCATAAATAACAATACTCTTACAGAAACAATTAGATTGTATCAAGATGAAAGACAAGATTATTATGAATCACTTAGTACATTCAAAACTTTTGGTAAGGGTTGGACTAGAAGAGTAAACGAAACAACAGAGTTTGCATTGGAGATGGCAGAATGATATGTCAAAATTGTGACCATGCGTGTCACTGTTCAAATGGGGGTTCATGCACATCTTGTGAATGTGTAAATTGTGAATGTAAATAAATTATGTTTAATCATGTGCAGGTGAGTGAATTACCAAAATTAAAAACAGAGAATATCAACAAAAAAAGATATTACATAACACCAGACGGAAATAAGTATCCGTCTATCACCACAGTCTTATCTAATAGAAATAAAAAGGGATTGTTTGAGTGGCGTAAAAGAGTCGGTGATGATGTTGCTAACTACGTTGCAAGGACAGCTGCAAATCGTGGTACAAAAGTTCACCATATGTGTGAAGATTTTTTAAATAATAAAGAAGTTAATGCTGAACCATTTTTTGCGGCTTGTTTATTCAATCAATTAAAACCAACACTTCAAGAAAAAATTAATAACATCTATTTTCAAGAATGTGGTTTATATTCAGATAAACTAAAAATTGCAGGTAGAGTAGATTGTATTGCAGAATATGATGGTGAACTATCTATTATAGATTTTAAAACATCATCCAAAGAAAGAAATGATCAGTACAATGAAAATTACTATATTCAAGCGTGTGCTTATGCAGAAATGTTTGAAGAGAGAACAGGTAAACCTATAAAACAAATAGTAATTTTAGTTGTAACTGAAGATGGCACTGTTCAAGAGTTTGTAAAACAGAAAAGTGAAGAATGGTTAGATATGTTAGTGACTTGTATTGAGGACTTTAATAAGTCAAACGAGATTACCCATTGACAATCTTTTACAAATATGATATAAATATTATTGGAATCGTTGACGTTTTGTAAAACGCTATAGAGGACGTGGGGGCAGTACCCACCACCTCCACCAAGATAAACCTCGACTGAGGGGGTGAAATAGGGTTGACTTATAGTAAGTATCCTAACTGAGATTTCATTTTTAAATGCAGACCAATATGAGTATGCAATGGCTGCCTAACTAGGTAGTCGGGGTTTGATCGGTGTACCTGGCAACAGAAACACCGACTGTTCGAAAGGAGTATATTATGGACGGAAGTACATGGATGATATTTACATCTTTGGCATCTTTAATTTTGATTATTGGTATTGTGAGTTCTAATAAACCTACAAAAAAGAAATCAAAAAAGAAGACAAAGACTAAAAGGAAATAATGTTATTAAATAAAATTAACCTAGACATTGACTATGATTATTTTTTAAACGCTGATTATACTCAACATAGTGGTAGTTGTTTGGCTCATCAATCTACAGAACAAAAAGATTTACATGATGAGTATTCTAATTTTAATCACCCAAAATCTTACAATGAAAATAATACTATTCTACATCAACTGTGGTTTGATAAAGATCAAATAGATTACGATGACCTAGGTAAAAAATTAGGTATGGAAGTTGTATCAGTTAGTTCTATTTTACAAGAGCCTGGTCAAACAATATTATTACACAGAGATATGTTTTATCAAATAACAAAAAAGTACCCAGACGATAAAAGACTTAAAGTAAGAGCAAACATTTATCTACACGATTGGGAGTTAGGACATATTATACAATACAGAGATACAAATAAAGAGTGGCAGAATAGTTCGCATTGGAAACAAGGAGAAGGTTTTCTGTGGGATAGTGATATATTTCATACAAGTTCTAACTTTGGACTAAAAAATAAGTACACACTACAGGTAAGTGGATTTCTTAATTAATGGATATATTTAAAAAGACACCAAAAATTTTTTCACTAGAGATAGAAAGATTAGCATCAGAAAAAAAGTTGACACACTTAGATGCTGTTTTGTATTATTGTGACAAGAATGAAGTAGAAGTAGAAAGTGTAAGCAAACTTATTACAAAAGGTTTAAAAGACAAAATAGAGGCAAACGCAAGAGAACTTAGATTACTTAATGATGATGTCGGAGTCGGCAAACTACCAGTATGAAAATATTAGTGACAGGTTCCGATGGTTTGCTCGGATCAAACATTATTGATTATGTATTGCAAAATACAGACATACATGTAAAAATTATTGCCATCGATAACAAAAGTCGTTATGGAGACGTTGATAGATCATATCATAATAAAGATAGAGTCTCTTACATAAACGCTGATGTAAAAGAATTGAAACCTTTTGATGTTGATGTATTAGTGCATTGTGCATATGACATTGGTGGTATAAAACATTGGTGTGATGACCATGAGGATTTTTACAAAAGAAATAAAAGTTTATCTAACAGTATGATAAAGTGGATAGATCAAAATAAACCTAGACAAGTTATATGGATGAGTTCATCACAAGTATATGAAAATGAAGTTGAGTTTCCGTCAAGAGAATTTTCTATGGTTTATTTACCAACATCAGGTTATGCAAGAGAAAAATATGATACAGAGTTAGATCTTATGAAATCAGATTTTGCAGATCGTGTTTTAATTTTAAGACCATTTAATTGTGTAGGTAAAGAAGAGATAAAAACTAATAATCCTAATCATGTTGTGCCAGATTTAGTAAAAAAAGTAGTTGAGTCAAATGGTGCAAACCCAATAACATTATATGGTGACGGATCACAAGTAAGACATTTTACATCTGTTTATGATTTTGCATCGGCAGTTCACAGATCAATTTCACATCAACTTTTTGGTATCTACAATGTTTGTGGTAGTCATAAGATGAACATGCAACAACTAGCATTTAAAATATGGACATTGACATATGATTCTGAACCAAAAATTAGTTTTGATTATAAAATGATAGATGAAGACGTAAGATATCGTGAAGGCGATGACACAAGATTTAGAAAAGAGACTAATTGGACTGAACATAAAAATTTTAATAAAGTATTAGAAGAGATGATATGGACGCAGCAGATGTCTTCTTGATGTATTGTGCGATAAAAGCTCATTTTAGTAGAGACAAATATGATTATCACAAATTCGGAGGCAAGACAAAAACAAAAAGAGATAGTTTTTACAAAAGAAAAGACAGGTTCTTTTTTGCACGATTGTCTAGAAAATACAAAACAAAAGAAGATATAGAGTCATACTTAGTATCTAATTATGTGGCTTGTAAAGGTGGTTGGGTTGGAAAGTTTGATGATGAAGTGTACAAAGATTGGAAAAGAAGAACACAATCATTATCATATACTTTTATTAATGAGATAAGACCATATACGGAAAGATTTGAAGAATTATTTGAATGGGATAATACTCATCCCTTACTATTAAGAGAGTATCTTGGTAAAAGAGTTTCTATGGAAACAATGATTATATTAGATGAACTGACACACTTTCAAAAAAATTGGGATGATAATGATGTCATATGGAAAGATACAAAAAAACTTATGAATAAGTATAAAAAGTTCTTGACAATTAATAAAAATAAGTGTAAAGTAGATCTAATTAACTTAATGAGGTAAATCATGTCTGATTTAAAACAAGCATTTGAAAGTATTGGTGTAAATGAGATAGAAGTTGCAAAACAAACTATCATCAAACAACAAGAAACAATCAGAGAACTAGAATTTGATTGTGCAATGTTGCAACGCCAGTTGAGTGATATGGGTCATAAGTTTGCAAAACTTACGAACAGACCATTCAAGAAACCATTTGTGAAAAGAAGTGAAGCACGATCATAGACTTTTTACAATAGGTTGCTCTTTCACAAAGTACCATTGGAATACTTGGGCAGATTATTGTGGTTCTAAGTACAAGGAACATATTAATCTTGCCCGAACTGGTGCAGGTAATCAATTTATCGCAACAACAATAACAGAGGCATTTATTGATTATGATATCACACCAAATG